TGGGAAGGGTTGTCGTAGATGTCGAAGTTGTTGTGGTCGTTGAGGATGTGGTTGTTGAAGTTGTTGTTGAAGTTGTCTGCGAAACTGCGCTAGTTGTAAACGCTTCGTCTGGCACGATTGTCCAGTCGCCGTCATCTATTTTCCATGCAAGCATCAGGCAGGCCGATCCGCCGTTTTCGTACATCCATAGTTCTAAAGGCTGGCTACCTGCCTCTAGTTCTAGTGGACCTGACATCATCCATGTGCAACCCTGGTCATTCCAGTTACCCCATTCATCTAAACCGATCTTGATTGTGCCACCGTCATCTGATGCGAGCATGAACTCGATTGTCTGATGCTCAGGGATGTCTATGTAGCCGGTCATGTGGACCATGAACAGGTCGTAGGTGCAGTCCTCGAATAGTTCGCCGTCGTAGTTGCGGTTAATGTTGTTCTCTGTCTCTGTGCCGCAGACAGGGTATTGGGTTGTGGATTGAAGTGGCGGTATTTCGTCGATTGTGTAGTAGGTGGTTGCTAATCCTGGTGTTGGTTCAGCGTTCGCTGTTTGTGGGAAGAACGAGAACAGGATTGCTGGTAGCGGTATAAGCCACCTTTTTAGATTGCGACCCACTCTAGTTCTTCTTCGTTCCACGAGTATCGTTCACCGTCTGTTGGCATTGGTGTTGGCGGCTGCCAATCATGGTTCTCGTCAAGTGTCCACGATGGGTACGGTTGTGGTGCTACGAACACATCAGCAATCGGGTCATAATCGTACCCAATTCCTGCGTACTGTTTACGCATCGAGTTCGTGTACGAGGTTTGTTTCCACATCGTATGTCCGAAGGTTTGTGTCAGGAACGCTACGCCTGATTCTTCTTCGTTTGTTGGGTCTATTGCGTTGTTGGCTACAACTAATACTTCTAATACTTTGTTGTTGCCGTCAAGTTTTGCAAAATGTGCCATAAATTTTTTCTCCTAGAATGTTATTGTTCCGCTACCCGTGAACGAGTAGATTCTGTATCCGCCCGATGTTGTTACTGTGGGGGAACCTGTTGTGGCTTGGGCTAAAGGATATGAGTCTAAGTATCTGAGGATAACAATTCCGCTACCGCCAGCACCACCCGTTACCGTACCTGCCGCACCACCACTTGCACCACCACCGCCACCACCAGTATTTGCTGTACCTGCGGTTGCAGCAACTGATGAACTTGCACCCGTACCACCGCCACCTGTGCCAGCCGTACCGCTAACATCACGACCACCACCACCACCGCCAGCATAAGTAACCGAACTACCCGAAATAGAAACCGCTACGCCGTTTCCGCCTGAACCACCCGTAGTGCTGTTTGTGCCATTACCACCTGCAGCACCCGCACCGCCACCACCGCCTGTACCTGCTGGAGAACCGCCACCATTGCCGCCTGCATAACCTTGATTGGCTGTACCAGCCGCACCCGTTGTGTCTGTTCCTTCACGACCACCACCACCAGAACCACCTGTTGCGGGTGCAAGTGAACCTGATGTTGAACCGCCACGACCACCACCTATTGAAGTGATTGTGGAAAATATACTATGTGAACCGCTAACAGTTGCGGCACCGCCAGCACCAACCGTAACGGTATAAGTTGTATTAGGTGAAATACTTAACGCTGTTTCAAGTGAGCCACCGCCACCAGTCGCAGTAACATTGCTGCGTAAACCGCCTGCACCACCACCACCAGTAGATTGTTGATTTAATGTTGTTGTGCCACCGCCACCACCACCAGCAACAACCAAAAAATCAACAGTAGGGGTAACATTTACGGTCGTAGCAGAAATTACAACCTGCGAAGAAACATAACCCAAAGAACGACGAGAACGGTCAGAGAAAGCAGACATCAGAAAGTAATCGTTCCCGAACCAGTAAAACTATAGATTCGATACCCGCCCGAAGTTGTCACAGTAGGTGAACCTGTCGTGATTGCTTGAGGTACAGAATCGGTTGTACGCAAAATAACAATACCCGAACCACCCGATGCGCCATTTGTTAATTCCCCAGAACTTGCACCACCGCCACCACCCGTATTAGCCGAACCTGCTGTCACACCTGAACTCGTAACACCACTACCGCTACCAGTTGATGTGCCACCATTACCGCCACCACCTGTACCACCAGAAGCACCCGAACCACCATTGTTTGCAGCGCCACCGCCACCACCAGCATAGGTTACAGAACTACCCGTAATGCTTGTGGCACGACCAGCACCACCAGCGCCAGCGTTGCCATTGTTTGTTCCAGCGACACCAACAGCAGAAGCACCGCCACCGCCACCACCTGAAGAAGTTGTGCCACTCGTGCCTGCGCCACCACTAAAACCTTGATTGCCTGAACCAGTACCAGCAGAACCAGCATTGCCACCACCGCCACCCGAACCACCGTTACCGCCGTTAGCACCATAGCCAGTCGCACGACCACCGTTACCGCCACCATCACTTGTGATAGTTGAAAACACCGAACTGCTACCGATTGTTGTGCTACCAGCACCAACAGTCACCGCATAATTTATTCCTGCTGTAAGCGTTAATGCGGTTTCTAAACTACCCGAACCACCAGTTGCAGTAACCGAGCATCGCATACCGCCTGCACCGCCACCGCCACCAACCCAATAGCCACCACCGCCGCCGCCAGCGACAACAAGATAATCGACAGTCAGCGTATAAGTAGGTGTTGGCAGAACTGTGTAAGCCGAAACATATCCACCGTCACGGCGAGAACCCATAAACTAGCCCAGTAACGCTTGTGCTTCGTCTGCTGTCAAACCAAGTTTATCTAACACCGCTTGTCGAGCAGCCTGCTTCGCTGCTTGTGCTTCGGCTTGTGCTTCGGCTGCGGCTCGTTGAGCGTCAATCGCTGCGGCTTCCTCTGCTGTAGCGTCACGGACTAAACCATCTATCTGAATTTTGTATGTCATAAAAACCTAACTATTTAGATATCCGTAAACACGAATAGTTCCGCCCGTCAATGTGCCGCTGCTGGGCGTTAATGTGAAAGCAGTATATGAAGTCGTATTATTAACAAAACCGCCAGTAGTTAAAGATGTGCCTGTAGTCGCCGTTTTTAAATTTATATATCGTGTATTTATGACTGTTTCATCAGACAAAAACGGATTGAAAATATCCATATTTAAGAAAATTCCTGCCGTTTGTGCTGAACCAGCAAAAAATGAAGTTTGATTTGAACCGCCGCCAAATGCCGTAGTGCCACTCCATTCAACACCCGCATAAGACCAATAATAACCAGTCGCAGTTGAACCCAAAGTAAAATTTAAATTTGCTTCTGCGCTTCCTGATCCACCGTTAACCGTAATTCTGTAATTGTCATAAGTGCTACTAAACACATCGGAAACCGTCACACTAGAAACAGTCGTACCAATAGTCTGTGTCTTAATCAGAACTAGCGCAGAGTTAATACCTGTCGGAACTGCTTGAACTATTTGGCTAGAAGTATAAGCCATAACTAAACCGTGATTCTATTTACGTACCCGTGAATACAAATCACATTCGCCGTACCAGCAAACGCACGAACAACTTTTGCAGTAGCGTTACCTTGCAACAAAAGTCCAGGGATTACTGTTACAAGACCTGCTTCGGGCAAAACAGTAACCTCAATGTTTCCATCGGGTGCAGTAGCCTCGCCCCATTCAATCGTCAATTTGACCGACGAAGTAGAAGTGTTTACTGCATACAACCAAATTTCATCAATCGTAGTTGTAGTCGTAGATGCTGTATGAATTGCCGTACCCGCAGTTGCAGTTGCGGCAACCTTGATTGCAAGACCTGTGCCTGTTGAGCCTGCTGGTTGTAATGCTAATTTTGTAAATGTTGCCATGTCTCTCCTATATTAAGCGAATACCTGTGAACCTATAACCAACTGATCGCTGTCACCAGCAACACTCGGCGGAAGAACAGCCCAAGCAGCATCCGTACCATTAGAAGTTAGCACATAACCCGAAGCACCGATAGGGATACGGGCAACCGTAGGACCAGAACCCATCGTCAACAAATCACCACGAGTAGTCATCGTCGACGCAAACAAGTTCGCCTCATCAGCCTCATCAGCCGTGAACACCGGATAGATCGTCGCACCCGAAGCATGAGACTGAGCCGTAGTGTCATCCTGCGCACGAGTCAACGTCAACACAGAACCAGAAATAGTCGCCGAACACTTCTCCTCAGAAGCAGTACCAGGACTTATAACAACATAAAACGGTACAGCCGCAGTAGAAGGCCAACCTGTTGTCGCAGCCAAAGTCGCAGACGTGTCACCAGACGCCAAAGCGTTAGTGATCGTCGTCTGTGCCGCCGCACCTTTATATTGTCTACGTGTTACCGCTGCCATTGAACTCCGATCATATCACTACCTTACAGAACGCATCACCACAATAGCAGTACCCTCATGGTCGTTTTCTTTGTGGGTGTGCGACAACTGCTGTATTTGCATCTGCACGTTCTCAACCACCACAGCAAAAGTTTCGGTGTTTTCCTGGTAGGTGACGACACGGGGGTTGTCCACCAAATCCCTCAAATAGCCTAATTCGACATCCACATCCTGCCAGTATTCCCGACCTTGAATGTTCAGTTTGTGGTGCATAATTATAGGCACCGAGAAAATCTGGGAACGCAAAGGCGCCGCATAAGCCCTAGCCATCCAACGGGTCAAAGTCGGACCTGCTGTACCAACAGCATCACGAGCCAAAGTGACCTTGATTTCTGCCTCAAAAATCTTGTCCTCTAAACCATCAAACGTTTTCTCTTTAGCGTTAACCGTGGAAAACGTAGCAAAATCGTAGAAAGACCCACCATCAGAAGCAACCGATACAGTAACCGAACCAGCCAACGGCAAACATCTGAGATCAAGTTTCGGAATGAACTTGGCGTCAGGAACACCCCAACGATATATACCTGAACGCAGATAGCCAGACGACACAAGGTTCGTGGCATGCGGTTGAAACACTCCGACACCAGACACCGTGAACAGTACATCGTTTTGGAATTCATGTATTGACTGCACCGCACCTTGCGCGGTTGCCATCAGATCGGCTGCGTAAGCAGGCTGGTTCGGGGAAATAAACACCGACACATCCATACGCCCGATACCGGTCGAAGTCGCATCAAAGTTTGACCACGAGAAGTAAACATATTTGCCGATACCAGCCATCGCCCCAACCGAAGCACCAGTTTCTACGAGTGGTCCGACCGTGAGGTTGCCATCGGTATCTGTTGAACAAAAACGGAACCCTGTAGTGGTGCCGAGAATAATGTAACCGAGATAACCGTAAATGGATTGGACAATTTCGCCAAGTGGCAGTTCTGCTGCAGCAGTCGGAATGTCAAGCGACGTGCCATCGGCTTTGATCTGTGTTTTGTAAATGATGCTTGTGTTCCCTGCGTAGCCTGCGCAATAGATGTAGTTTTGTCCAGCGGCAAAACCCACCCAAGTCCAGTTCGTGTTTGGGTGCGTATACAACGCACTCGGGTTGTTCGCTGATGAACCTGCCGCGGTAGTAATGTTCCAAATTTTGCGTTTGTCCACACCTTGCCCAGCGACCATCAACCGACCACGTACATACGCCAAAACACCAGCCTCAATACCGGTGATGTACGCCGACGAAGTAGAAATACCTGCGTTCGTTTGGTCAATGTCACCGTTAGCATACGAATAGAACACGTTGTACCCGTCAGATGTGATTGAGTACAAATTCGATGCCGCCGTACCAGTCACCGTTGTCACCGTCACAAAATCTGTTGTGTATTTTACGTTCTGCCCATCGGTGCCATACAAACGACCATCAGCCGTAACCGCATACAGGTTCGTGCCAGCAGTCGGATAAACGTTCGTGGTGTCACGCAAAAGCGACAACCTGCCACGAGTCCACGGATCAACACCTTTGCTTGAATAGAACCTGTACGATTCGGCGTCAGCCGTATCCGAATACTGTTGACCGGCACCATAATGCCAAGACGATTGGGAACGACGCCACAAACCTTGCGGGTTTAACGCCGACTCACCAGGTTCAGTTGACTGGTCAACCGAATCACGGACACGGGCATCATACTGTCTTGTGAACTGCCCCGTTTTCATATCCAACATGTACGGGCGACCGTTGATCGCTATAGGAAAAATATCTGGTACAAGTTGTGTGGCCCCTGTACCGGTGTAAAAACTTGACGCAGGTTTGAAAGCGTCTTTGAAACGCAACAGCGTAGCCACAGGCTACTTCCTGAACTTGATCGGATACTGTGCTTTTAGACGTGCCGCTTCAGCGATGACACGTTCACGGCGTAAACGTTGAATGTTCGCAACCGAACCCAACACCGCACCGGCAGGCACCTCATCTGCTCGACGAGTATCGCCTTGTGATTCTGTGAAGTTTCGTTTAATTTCACGACCAGCCATCAAACGCAACACGACACCCATTTCAACAATGTCGTCACAGGTTGTCGGCAAAAAACAGTTCGTAGTTAAATCCGATGACTCTGCGGTTGCACGAACAAACGGTGCCTTGTAACGCACACGGATCGTGCCAGCCATAACAGGTTCATCAAAAACGATAGTGTTCCCTGAAGCAAAATCTGTTGTAGGTAAACCTGTCTGCAAACGCACCCCATGAATCACAGGGAAATCGTCAGCCAAATATCGTAAACGAACATCCAACAACTCGATAATTGACCCCGAAGAAGCGATGTTCAACTGGCGGTCAGAACCGTTGTATGTCAGATCGGTTGTAACAACACGAAACAAACCGTTCGCTGTAGACGACAAATCATCAAGTTCAGCGTTAACAGCATCAAACATTTGCGCACGAGGGAACCGTGGCTGAAGGGTGATTATCGCCCCTGATGTGTGGGATGTCGCCGTCGAGCCGCCGTAACCCCGTTCAACCGTGAGCGTCTTTGACGCCGGTGTTGCTTCCCAGACGTAGAAAAGTTCGGATTCGATTTCAAATACAGAACCAGCACGAAGCCCGCCAAGATCGTAAGAGGCGACAACAGACGTGTCATCGCCGTCAATGCTTGTCGCCAGTTTGTTGCGTTCTTCAACGACCCCTCCCAACATTTGACGACTAGCCCGATTGAGGACTGTCGCTACTGTCGTCATCTAGTAAGTGTAACTCCCGTATCCTGGAAACGAACCTGCTTGTGCTTTCGCTGAAGTTTTCATGGTGCGCTTACCTTTCTTTGCTTTCGGCGCAGGGCGATACTCTTT